CTTGAGCTTTAATGTTAGTATTAGCTATAAAGTATTGAGCTGTTCCTGTTTTTCCAACTGAAACAGTTGCTGTAGTACCTTGGTCACTTGCTATTGCAACTCTAATTGTAGTTGTAAGTAGTTGTGAGTTTTTTGGTATTACACCTACGTTGTAAGTAGTTGTTCCAGCTGCTACTGCTGCATCAATCATAATTGATTGAGACATTACAACTTGACCAACGTTTGCAACGTTATCACCAAGTGTTGTACCTGTAGTGTTTGAAATCGTTCCCGCTCTTATCGGTCCCGAAAAAGTAGTATTTGCCATATTAATATCCTCCTAGATATCTGAATACTGTCCCTAGGGTTGTCGACTATACGCGTCAGCATTCATCGTTTATTAAATGTATAGTGATTAATTTATACACTAGTTTTTAATAGAGCGCAAGAGAGCCTACGGTATATATGTGATTTTTAAATGTAGCTTTTAATTAAGTAGCTACAGAAACTTCTGGAGTAGAACCTTCTATATTGTTCTGTCTGTGAGCAATGGCTGCTTCTTCTAACTTGATTTTTGTGATGATCTCTTTTACCTTATCATCGATTTTCACCATTTCAAGAGTGTATCTGTTATTATCCAGATGCTCCTGTTCCCACTTCAACTCCAAGGACCTTTTTGCTTTGTATAGGTCTTGTATCATAAGTAACCTCCTCATAGGTTATTCTGTTTAACGTAGAAAACATTCCCGTTCTTTCCCAGATAATATCATTTTGTCCTAGTTTGTCAACTATTGCTTTTTCCAATGAGGTTGGATTGTTATCAGACTCCACTTCAAATTTTCCGTGGTAGTCATAAGCCCATATATTTACTAGGAATTTAGTCATTTTCTCACCCTATTTTAAAAAAGGGGCCGAATTGTGTCGGCCCCTTAAATTTATTGATTACGTTGCGTTTGAACCAAAGATACCTCTTGGATCAGAAAATCCAAATACATATCTTTCTCTCGCTTTGTATCTAACGTTACCAGTATCAAAGTCACCTTCCATAGAAGTTTTGATAGGTGATCTATTGAAATGCTTCAGACCATTAGGCACATCAGTTTTAATGAAGAATTTTTTCGCAGCAGTTAAGTAATTATTTACTGTGTAACCACCAGAGATCATTCCCATGTTTCTGATTGCGTTGATGTCATTATCAGCAGTACCTGTTCTACCAGCAGAATTCATAAGTCTGTCAGCAGTAAATTGAAGCGCTGAAGGAATTACTAATTTAACTCCTGTTGCTGCAATTTTTAGGCCTCTTTCATCAGTAAGAGCCGCGATATCGATCAACGACTGTTCTAATGAAGTTTCGTTAAGTTCAGCGGCTGTTGATAACTCATTTGAAAACGTACCTGCTAATGTTGGGTGGTCAGTAGCACAAAGCTCCTTACCATCACCACCAGCAAAGTTTGCATTAAATGCGTTATTTAATACTGCTGCACCTTTGATATTTTTAGTAGACGCCATAGATCTTGCTAAAGCTTTTGTATATCTAGACGCAAGTCTGTCATACAAGTTATCTTCAATAGCTTCTTCTGTGATAGCGAATGCTAAAGCAATCGTTTCGTTAGTGTAACGAGCTGTGAAAGTTTCTTGTGCATCATCGTAGCCAACCCCTTGACCTTCAGGTTTAACTGCCGCGTTTGAGAAACCGGCTAACATTACTTCCTCTTCGAAAGCTCTGTCAGATGATTCAGTGTCGAAAATTTCAGTCCACTGCTCGCCGTATTGTTTGTATTCCAGACCGAACAAAGCGTTCAAACCTGGCTCTAGTTCTTTAACTAGTTGTGCTCTTGATATTGCCATAGTTATTTATCTCCTATTCGATTAGTTATACAAGTTACTAGCTTGTGCAATCGATACTATAACGTTCGCACCTACTGCTGTTAGATCATTGTTTTCTGGATCGTCAGCTGATCTCACAAGTTTAAACATGTGAGTTGTTGCTGCTCCACCACCAATGTCTAAAGTAACAGTTGATTGACCGTCTTTAGCATTTCCTGCTGTAAAGCTGTTTGTGTTATAGCCAGCATCTCCGATCATAGCTTGAGTAACTGCCGCGTCCGCTTTAATAACATATTCTTGTTGCGGGTTGTCATTTACAAAACCTATTCCGTCGTTGCTACCTGTATTATAGTCAGTTCCAAATGTTGTGCTTGCTGCAACTGAATTAGCAAAAGTTGGTTTGCTCGTAGAACTATCAATATAGAAAGCTCCATTGAACACACCAATTAGGGGAGCGTGATTGTCGTTAGCGAACGCTGCTCCACCACTTCCACCATCATCAGTTGTTGCGAAACTTGCATCTTGTAAATAACCTTGATCACCACCAGAATCCTGGATTGAACAAGGGTTATTTTTGAAGATACCAACACCTAGGCCTGATTTGATTTTGTAGTTAGACTGACCAGAAGTTGCTGGAGTGTTTCCAACAGTTGCTGTAGTTCTTAACCCAAAACCTACTGTACTTGCATTTGCCATAGTATTTGTTTCCTTTATATGTACCTGCCCCGAAGGGCCTCCAGTACGGGTTTAATTTATTTTGTTGGGACTAGAAATTACTAAAAAATTATTTCTTTGTACCACCAAAAGTTACACGAGTATTAGATTCCTTATGGAATTTCATACTTGGGTGCTGTTCCTTCATAAGATTGTTCTCTACTGCTTCTTCTTTAGCCTCGTTTTGCTTATTATAATAAGCATCGATTTGAAGCGCAATCTCCTCTGGTATCCTAGCCAGCAATAGGCCTCCCACTCCAATTATTCCAGCGTATCTGCCTTCAGTATCAGTTGGATATTGAGAATCTGGATATTCGTCAGCTCTCACTAACTCCCATCCTTCTCTCAAAGAAGATGCTACATTTTTAGCATCCGATGTTCCAAGTATTTCAGAACGTATCCACTGATGTCTATATCCAGTTGGCGCTGGGGGTGCATCGAGTGAGTTGGGTGGAGTCCAAACTTTTTTGACTTCTATTTTGTCTCTAGTTTGACTCGCACGAGAAGTTTTTATTTTTTCATTTTCCATTTTATGCTCCTTCCGTGATTTTTAATTGTTTTGCATAATCTTCTAGCGGCACACCTAATCTTTTAGCAATTGCTACCTGTGAAGGCGTGAGTTTGACAGTTTTTTTGCGTCCTGTTGAGGCTGAACGTCTGGCCGATGCTACATTTTGAGCAGGTCTTGCTCTTTCTGTAGTAATGTCCTCTACCTTATCAAATTTGTGCGGAAATTCAAGTCTTATTCTTTTGTCAACTTCTGCATAATATTCGTCAGATTTTGGGTCATACCCTTCTTGTTCTACAAGTGTTTTATGTAGATCAAAAGCTGTATAAGTCATTGCTGAATCATTACCAAACCAAGCATTTTTAGCCGCCCAATTCTCTGCTTTAACGTCTGTAGGTATAGGCTCTGCTCGTCTTTGAGGTGTAATGTTTATATCTTTAACAGGTTCTGGTTTAGACTCTTCTGCTGCTTTCATAGCATTAAGTCTTGCTCCATCCATTGTTAAATTTGCAATTTGTTCTTGCGCTGCAATTTGAGCTTCAACATTTTGAGATTCAATAGCATTCTTTAAAGCTAATTTGGCTGCTGCCATATTAGTTTTTACTCTTGATTCAAATTCTGAAGTGTAAGATTTATCTAGTTTAGATAGTCTTCCTTCTAGTTCACTTTTTTGTTGATTAGTTGCTTCTGCAAATGCAATTGCTTCTTCTCTTTGTCTTTCAGCTTCTCGCATTTTACGAGTAAGTTTAGCGATACGTTTTTGAACACCATCGCTATATTCTTTTAACTCGTCTTTTTCTTCTGGTTTTTCAAGTTTAACCTCTCTCTCATTTTCATAAGTTTTATCTTGAGGGACTTGTTCAACTTCTATTTTTTCTTCTACAGGTGTTTCAATTTTTTCTGGTTCACCTTTTTCATCTAAATTAATTTCGGTTTCTTGCTGATCTGCTTCACCTACATCAATAAGATTTTCTACTCTATTTTCGTTTTCTGTTGGCATAGTTTCCTTCCTATGTTAAATATAATGAAGAACTGATTCAGGATCACCTATGGTCCCTAACACTTCATCATCGTTTAGTATTCGCACTTCCCCACCTTCAATCGGTAAACGTGCGCCAGCATATCTAGCAAACATTACCCAATCTCCTACTTTACACCACGGCTTATTAAATTTATCTTTGTCCGCGTATGCAAGATCTCCCATTTTTAAAACATAACCACAAGTAGTTGCGATTCTAGCTTTATCTAATTGTTCTTGAGAGAATAAAATTCCACCTTTAGTTTTTTCTTTTGGTGTAAAAGGTAAAACTAAAATTCTATATCCAACCGGTTCTGGTAACTGGTCTTCTACATCTTTAATATTGTCTTGATCTAATCTTTTTGCGTGAGACTCTT